GAACTGTTATCTTCTGTATCTTATCTGCATAATACTCTGGGGGCGGGCTTATAGATTTATCTTTATTAAATACTGAAGATGTACCAGAAGATTCTTTATCGTCACCATTAACAATATGGAAATCAATCTCACCATCTTTTTCTGTAATGGCTGTATAAACAATATCCATCCATGGGTAGTTAGATCTTGTTTGGCTAATAGCATTTGCGTTAGCATCTACAGCAACTACCCTAGAGCTATTTAATTTCTTATATAAATAGTAAGCATCATCACCATCTCTTGTACCAATGTCTATAATTACAGGAGCATCGCTATCAAAGTGTTTTCGGAAATTAGTTACTACTGGTTCTAGCGGATCAATGTATTCTCTTTTTGTAAATAATTTAAGGTTGGCAAGGATTGCTGTTCTATATCCATGTGCTATATCCTGCTTAATAATTTCTTGGAACAGGTCATAAGATTCATCTTTTCTTCCTACCCACCAACCAGTAACAGCTTTTTCAAATATTAAGGAGTACTCTCCTGGATAATCTACCCAAGCAGGCAAGGGGGATACTTTATTTTTTGTATACATTAATCCTGTTTCGGAAAATGTATACGCTTCTTGCCAACGCTGTGCCCTTTCGCAAAATCTTGCTAAAAGAAACCATGCTTCTGGTCTTGTTGGAATATATGCAACAGCTTTTAAAAATAAGTTATGCACGGTGCTCTCACGATTTTTTTGATTTTCAAAACATTGTGCAGATTTTAAAAGAGATGTGTATACATACTCTGGATGAGAATTATATCCATATTCTGCTGTGCGGAGATAAAAAGAAACGGCAGATGCTGTTTGTCCAGCCTTTTCATATTCCATTGCAATCTTAAAACTTAGAATAGGATTAAATGGGTCTTTGGAAAGATCAACAACTAAATCATTTATTGACTTAAACATTTAATGCCTCCTCAATCATTGTATTAATAACTTCGCCAGGAACTTGTAAAACAAATGCTGCATTATCTTGGAATCCAAAGCTAACTAATAGGTCTCCTTCATTCTCTGCAGCACCCGCACAAAATTCAATTTGTCCATCTAGAAAAGCCCAATTTTGAGGAGATACTCCTACTAAAACAAAGTCTTCGTCCCATACGCATAGGCGATGTCTATAGGTTCCATTCTTTTGCTCCATATAGTTTTTAAATAAAACAACTTCATGAGAGATGGCAATATAGTGATTGCCCCATTTAATTAGCTGAGATCCGCCACGCTGTTCTGTATCAGGCTCTACGCCCTGTTTAAGACTTATTTGCTCACAACGAGCAGGTAGTTTAGGAAAAGTTTTTACAAGCTCAGTTGGAGAAGTCCATTTAATATAATGAAATGGCTTATCAAGGACAGGCATCCAATTTTTTTCACAGTATGAATTTTTATCTATTGGAGCTGGAATTCTAATTCGTGATATTTCCTTAGCAGTCCAGGATTTTTTATCAATCTTTAATTCTGATAATTCCATACGACCAACTCCGTTGGTTGTTGTATCTCTGCGAACTCCTGTTGCATAATATTTACCATCCCATTTAACAAGTCTGGCATCTTCTAAACCAACAAATGTCCATATTGGCTTAACATCTAATTTAGTAGTGTCAATCAATGTCCAGTTAATTATATTTAAATCTTTATCAAGTCGGCAAAGGTAGTTAGCAGTTACTAGTCTTTGATCTTCTTCTGGATGTAAATATGCTAATGGTCCCCATACGCTAGGAAATCTTTGATCATTTTCAGAGTGATATAAAGTGTAATTTATATGTCTTAATATACATAGGATATCTCCATCATCATCTATAAAGATAGAGGGGTTCATTAATCCTGTCCCGCCCGTTTCTTCGGCGGGAACAATAAGAGGAACTAATTTTCCCCCATTAGATATTGATTTTTGTACTAGATTCATAGTACCTATTCTACTATTTAAAGCAATTATTGTAAATGCTTATTATCCGCCTACTTGTAAACGTGTGTATCGTACAATTACAATTCCAGAAGCACCATTGCCACCAATTTGTCCATAAAAACCGCCACCGCCGCCTCCTCCAGAATTAGTTGTACCAGGTTGTCCTGGGTTACCACCCTGGCCTCCACCATCATTGCCTGAAAATCCACCAGATGAATTACCACCTAATGATCCGCCTCCGCCGCCACCCCTTGCGCCAAATGAGTAGGGATTTATTCCAGATCCTCCTGCGCTACCTGACTGATAATTAGATGATTGTCCACTATGACTTTGACCATTTCCACCTGCTCCTCCAGATCCACCTGCAGCGCCTCCGCCGCCTCCTCCACCTCCGCCAGTACCACGAGCATTTTGAGTTCCGTATTGTCCACCACCACCTGAGCCACCAGTATAAGATAATGAATTGCCAATTAAACTACTTGATGAACCTCCGCTACCAGATGATGAATTTGATCCGTTTCCTCCTCCGCCAACGGTTATTGCATAATTAGATACTCCAAATGTTATATTGGTATCTGCGTGTGTTCCTCCTCCACCTCCGCCACCAGAACCTCCTAGATAAGCTCCTCCGCCAACAAGATTAATAACTCCACCTCCGCCTCCTCCACCAACTACTGCATATGTTGCGTTTAATGAAGAACCAGTGACTCCTAAAGTTCCATTACTAGTAAATGTTCTATAATAATAAGTAGCATCTGATGTTAGTGTTCCTCCAGTTACTGTAGCTGTTGGAAGTGGGGTAAGACTATTTGAAGAAGATGATGCTAATGACTGACCATTAGCATTAACTGCTTTTATTGTAAATGTATATGCCGTTCCCTGTACAAATGTTCCTATAACGGTTAACGGGCTTGTCGTTCCAGAAGTAGACAATGATATTGATGGAGAAGATGTTGTAACATATGAAGTTATTGAAGAATTTCCATTTGCACCTGCTGTAAAAGGAATAGAAATTGTTGTAGCATTTGTAATTGATGCTGTTCCAATTGTTGGTGCTTGAGGAACAGTTGAAACTGTAACTGAATTAGAAGCAGACGATGCAGTTGAATCTCCATTGGCATTGACTGCTTTAATAGATATTGTATTTGATGAACCACTTGTTAGTCCAGATATAGATAATGGGCTAGTGTTTTGTGATGGAGATAAAGCAGTATAAGTTGTTCCGTCTGTTGAGTATTTATAGTTTGAAATTGTTTTTCCACCAGTTGCCCCTGCTGTAAATGTTAATGAGGCTGTTGCTGTTGATGCGTACGCTGTTCCAGAAGGATTAGAGGCTGTTCCAATTGTTGGTGCTTGTGGAAGTGAAGTTGTTGTAGCAGATGATGACGGAGAAGAGGCTAAGGCATTTCCATATCCGTTGGTTGCTGTGACTGTAAATGTATATGATGTTCCTAATGTTAATCCAGTTACTCTGACTGGCGATGAAGATCCGCTTGCTGTTATTGATCCAGGACTTGATGTTGCAGTAAAAGATGAAACTAATCCTCCACCTGAGCCCGCTGTAAATCCAACATCAACCGATCCACTTCCATATGCAACATTAGTTCCAACGTCTGTTGCTGTTGCAGATGTTGCAGAAGTTGGAATTACGCCTAATTGTGACCATCCTGCAGAAGTATATACTTCAATATATCCTGTTTCTGTATTTGAGTAAACTTGTCCCAATGATGGGGATCCTGGACGAGATGCAGTATTACCTACTGCATAAGTTCCAGGTAACCCTGCTAATGTTGCGGGGGCATAAGTAGTACCAGCAGATGAATATAATATTTGTCCTGATGTAGGAGAGGTTGTTGTTCCTGTTCCGCCGTATTGTGTTGAAATTGAAGAAGTTGAATCAAGATTTCCATATGCATCTGAAACAACTGGACCAGATGCAGTAATTCCTCCTACTTGGAGTTTATTTTTTATTTTGAAATCTTTATTTGCCATTATCCGCCTGCAATCTGTGAGCGTGTATAACGAACAATTACTATTCCTGATCCGCCATTCCATCCACCTATTGCAGCACCAGTTCCGCCGTTAGTTTGACAGCCACCACCGCCACCTCCACCTGTATTGGCTGTTCCTGTTACTCCAACAGTGTAATTTGTTGAAGATCCTTTTCCACCTCCACCATTAGATGCAG